TTAGATGGTGTAGAAAAAGAAATTCACGACGAAACTGCAAAAAGAGCTTTAGAAGCTGGAGTACCAATTTCTGGTGTTGCAGTGCCAACTAATTTTACAGAAAAACGTGCAGATGGTGCAACAGTTACACAAGATGGTGGTGCTTTTGGTGGTAATTTAGTAGATACTGAATTGCAATCACCAATTGAGTTTTTAAGACCAAAACCAATTGTAGAAAGTTTAGGGGCTAAATTTATGACTGGTTTAACAGGCAACTTAAAATTCCCAACAAATGGTGGTGGAATTTCTGGAGCTTGGGAAGGTGAAGTAGATGATGCTTCAAACTCTAAAACTGGTTTTGGTAGCAAAGAAATGAAACCAAACAGATATGCAGTTGCAGCTTTACTTTCTTTACAAAACTTAATGCAATCGTCTATCGATTTGCAAATGTTTACAGTTCAAGATATTAGAAACGTAATTGCAAACGCAATAGATTTGGCAGCAATTAATGGAGCTGGTTCTGGTAATATTCCAGAAGGTATTTTACAAACTGCTGGTATAGGTTCTGTAGTTGGTGGAACAAATGGTGCTGTACCAACATGGAAAAACATTATAGATTTAGAAACTTCTGTATATGCAAATAATGCAGATGGTACAAACATGGCTTATTTAATTAACCCAGCAACAAAGGGTAAGTTAAAAACAACCAAACACGAAGCTGGAGATTTAAACTACTTAATGAGTGGTGCCAATGAAATTAACGGGTATAAAGTTGGTGTGTCAAATCATGTTCCTGGTAACTTAACAAAAGGTACAGCAAACGGAACAGCAAACGCAGCAATTTTTGGGGATTTCTCTCAATTGTTAATTGGCCAATGGGCGTTTTTAGATATTACAGTAGATAATATCTCTAAAAAGAAAGCGGGTTATGTAGAAATTGTTGTTAACACATTTATAGATACTTTAATAAGACAACCAAAATCTTTTGCAGCAGTAAAAGATTGGTTGATATAATTTTTTATAGTAATTTGATTTAGTTGATTGTTGGAAAATAGCCTGTTAAAAGGCAGGCTATTTTTTTTAAAAAGAAAGTAATAAAATGGCAAAAGAAAAATTAACAAAAGTAAAATTCTTATTATCACCAACTGGTAAATATAATCTTGGTTATAATATTGGTGATGTTGCAAAGCTACCTGAAGTGTTAGCAGATGCAGTTGTAGAAGATAAATATGCAGAATTCGTAAAATAACCAACCATGGCATTTGTAATAGAACTAGAGCATACATCACCAGAAATTATTTCGTTAGCAAAAGCAAAAAAGCAATTGCAAATAGAAACAGATTTTATAGAAGATGACGATCTTATTTTAGATTATATAGAAGCAGCAATAAGCCAAGCAGAAAATATAATCAACTCAGAAATTTCTGAAAAGAAATACGAGATCCAAGGCAAATCTTTTGAAGATGTTTTAGGTTTTAACAGGCAAAAAATTACAAGTGTAGATAGTGTTGTTATTGTTGATGAAAATGGCGATAATCAAACTGTAAATGCTGATAACTATAGTTTAGAAACTGTAGATAAGTACGAAAATAAGATTGTATTTAAAGAAGATTATCAGTTACCAGAAGTACAAAAATATAACAGAAACGCAGTAAATTTAAAAGTAACTGTAGGTTATAAAGCTGGTAAAGTACCAAAAGCAATACAAAAAGCATTGCTTTTAATGATTACGCATAGTTACGAATATAGATCAGACACAGTAAAAGAAAAATGCACAGCAGCAGAAATTGCGCTACAACCTTATAGAAGGTACTAAATGAATAAAGAACTGGTAAATACATTAACAAAAAGAATTTCTATTGTAGAAGAAGTGGCAACACAATCTACTTCTGGTGCACCAAGTGCTACAAAAACAGATAGAGTTTTAAAAACATGTAGAGCCAGCCAAAACGAAGTAAGTGTTACAGAAGACGATGCAGATGGCAAAATTAGGGCCTTGTTTACAACCTATTTTATTATTAGGTATGATAAAGATTTAACAAAAGGTAGAGCAAACTCCTTTTTGGTTATAGATGATGAAGATTTTAGATACAATATAGTGCAAGTGGTACCTAAAATTGATAAAAGATACTTGCAAATTAACTGTATAAGACGTGAGTAAAGCTTTAGTTGAAATAGAAGGTTTTAAAGAGTTACAGCAAAAACTTGTAAAGCTTTCTAATGATAAAGACAAGCGAAAAGAAGTTTTAAAAATATTAGGGCAAGTTGCAAACCCAACAGTAAAAGTTGCAAAACAGTTAGCGCCTGTAAGTAAAAAAGCGCACGTTCAAAAAAGGAAAGGGCAAAGTTTTGGTACAATTATAAGTCCAGGAACTGGTAAAAAAAGTATTGGTAAAAAAACAATGCGTAGGGCAAAAAACCCAACAATTTATGTAAGCCCAAGAAGTACCAGAAAAAACGATGGTTGGTATTTAAGACAATTTGTAATAAGGGGTACAAAGTTTATAAAATCGAATCCTTTTATAGACAAAGCTTACGAGCAAACAAAAGGTAGAGTTACGTCAGATGCAGAAAAGAAAGTAGCAAAATACATTCAAAAAAGAATAGATAAACTAGGTTAATGTTAGTAGTACAATCAAATAAAATATTCGCGGTTTTAAGTGCTTTTGCGCCTTTAGTGGCTTTGCTTACAAATGGTGTGCAGAGTATTAGGCCCTTAATTGCAGAGGCTATAGATGGCGATAATTTTGTAGTCTATTACATACAATATAATGGTAAATATTCTAAAGATAATGCAACAGAATTTACAGTAATTGTACATTCTTATTCTAGAGATTACAACACATCTATAGCAATAGCAGATCAAGTTGAAAAGGCTTTAGAAAATGCCGAAAATATATATTATTACAAATCTGCACAACCAAGGTTTGCAGAAGAAAATATGGTTTTTACAGAACAAATTATAAATATAAAATAGTAAAATTATGGCTTTAGGTTTAGATTATAATGGAAAAATGCGTTTGGTTTTAGGTACTAAAACAATTATGCACGAGCAAGAAAGTTCTTTTTCTTCTACAGTACCAATGGATGAGTTGGCAAGTAAAGATATTGCTGGTAAAGAATACAATTTAAAAGATGTAGAATGGTCTGTTTCTGGTTCTGGTTTGGCTAGTAACTCAGATGCAGATGCACAAATGGATATTAAAGCGTTGTTAGAGGCTCATTTATCTAAAGCACCAATACCATTTGCTATGACAGATGAAGTAAATGGAAACATGGCAATTGCTGGTAGTGTGTACATAGAATCTGTAAACACAACATCTGCAAACCAAGAAAAAGTAACGTACGATTTTTCTTTAAAAGGAATTGGTGTGTATACAGTTGGTGAAAACGTATAAAAATCTATAAACAACTATGAAAATTACAATCAATAATAAAGAGTTTGGTGTAAAGTTTGGTTTTGGAGCATTAAGAATACTATGTACAAAGTGGAATGAAACCACTATTGGTGGTTTAAATAAACATTTTGCAAAGTTAAATTTTAAAGATGGTGAAGAACCAACTTTTGCGCAATATGATCTTATTGCAGACTTAACAATTGCAGGTTTATTAAACGCAAATAAAAAGGGTTCTTTTGATGTAGATGATGTACTAACTGCACTTGTAAAAGATATTGATAAACTAACGGAATTAATGACGTTGTTTATGGATTCTATGCCGAAACAAGAACCAGCAAACCCTGAAAGCAGAAAAAACTAAACGGGTTTAAAGAAGATGATTCTTTAAACCCAACATTCGACGATTTAGAGCAGGTTGCGTGTGGCGAAATTGGTTTAAAAATTAAAGAGTTTTACCAATTAACGCCAAGAGAATTCAACAACATTGTAGTTGGCTATAGACGTAAAGAAGAAGAAGCTTTAAAGGTAAAGTTAATTCTAAATAGAGATTTAGAATTTGCAATTATAAGCCCTTATTTAGACAAGAAATCTGGTATAAAAACCATGCAAGATTACAAAAAGTTTGCTTGGGAAATAACAGAAAATACACTATTAAATAAAAAACCATTAACCAAAAAAGAGCAAGAAGATTTTTGGTTAGAGTTTGATAATAAACAAAACGAAAGCTGTTAAGCAATCTATAGCAAATACAATTAAAATTAATAGTAAAACCCGAATAGTAAGCTCTAAAAAATCTAAAAATCTCTGATATAAGTAAATGAAAATATTTTTTAACATACACAAAAATAAGAATTTACCATTAAAATGGTATTGCAGCAAAATTACACTTTTGGTAGTTTTGTTTTTCTTTTGTATGTTTGCGTTGTCAAATAATTGTAGAGAATTCTACAAAAACAATTTTTTCAACGATAAGGAGTTACCAATGGGTAGCATTTCCGAAAGGTTTGTGAATCTAACTTTACAGTTATTTGACAACCCTAAAGGTAACTCCGCTTACAAAAATATTTTCGATATGTCAAACGAAAATCCTATTGTAAATGACAGGAAATCTGCTGCATTTACGCAATTACTAAAATCTTTAATTACTTTTAATTACAATCTTTCAGATGATTTTGAATTTGTTAGTTTGTATTATCATTTATTACCTCATTTCAAATCGACAAAAGAAGCTTTTTCTTTTGTTAATCAATTGCATTATAGCTCTTTTGATGCTTACAAGTTTTTAAGTTACAACCATTTTAAAACTGCTGTAAATGGATAATTCAAAAGAAATTTGGAAAGATATAAAAGGTTATGAAGGCTTATATCAAGTTTCTAGTCTTGGTAGAGTAAAGTCGTTTGGTAAGGGTGGTTCTAATCAATATCAGGGAAAAGAAAGAATTCTAAAAGAATCTTTTTCCAGTAATAAATATTCTGTTGTAATTCTTACAAATAAAAAATCAAAGAAAACTTTACTTGTACATAGGTTGGTTGCAAGTGCTTTTATTCCTAATACTTTAAGCAAGAAAACTGTTAATCATAAAAATGGAGATAAAAATAATAATTCTTTTGATAATTTAGAGTGGTTTTCTTTTAGTGAAAATATAAAGCATAGTTATAGGGTTCTAAATAGAAAACCATCAAAGGTATGGCATCATGGATTGAAGGAGGGTAAAAGTCCGTTTTCTAAAAAAATCATTGGTAAAAATAGTTTAGGAGATGTTCTTTATCGATTTGATAGTGTGATTGAAACAAAGGCAGAAGGTTTTACTCCTTCTTTAGTTGCATGTTGTGCAAGAGGAGAGCAATCGCATCATAAAAATATAACTTGGAAATACGTATAATATGGCTGGACTTGCTAATATAAACATAAAATTTGGAGTTGATTTAAAAGATTTCTCAACAAAGCTTCAAAATGCAAACAGATCTATCCAAAAAATGGGTAAAAAGTTGCAGAATGTTGGTAGTGCTTTAACTGTAGGAATCACGGCTCCATTTACGGCTTTTGCAGCAGTTTCTTTAAATAATTTTGATAAGCAAGATAAAGCCATTGCACAGGTAAATGCTGGTTTAAAATCTACAGGACGTTTTACAGAAGATTTAACCAAAAAACTACAAGACCAAGCTGTTGAATTACAAAATAATTCTTTGTTTGGCGATGAAGATATTCTACAGAATAGTACAGCACAAATACTTTCTTTTACTAATATTTCAGTCGATAAAATTGGTAGAGTTAACCAAGTAGTTGCAGATTTATCTACTCGTTTAAAGGTAGATTTAAAGAGTTCTGCAATTCAATTATCTAAAGCTTTAAACGACCCTATTGCAAATTTATCTGCATTAAGTAGGTCTGGTATTCAGTTTTCTGAAGATCAAAAGAAAATGATTAATTCTTTGGTTAAAACCAACCAATTAGCAGAAGCGCAAAGCATTATTTTAGGCGAACTAGAAAGTCAATATGGTGGTTCTGCAAAAGCAGCTGCAGAAGCTGGTACAGGTTGGTTAAAACAAATTAGCAACTCTGTTGGCGATTTAACAGAAGATTTTGGGAAACATATAAACGAGGCTTTAAAGCCTTTTGGTGTTGCTATAAAAAACGTAATTGCAGTAATGCAAGGCTGGTCGCCAGAAACTAAAAAGATTATTTTAATAGTTGCTTCTTTAGCAGCTGCAATAGGTCCTTTATTGGTGGTTTTGGGTTTGTTAATGACTTCTGTTATTCCTGGACTAATTACTGCTTTTGGTGGTTTACGAGCAGGAATGTTGTTGTTGCAAACTGGTTTTATGAAATTAACTGCAATAATTGCTGCAAACCCTTTTGGTGCGTTAGCAGTTGCAATTGCTGCAATAGCGAGTTACTTTATTTTTTTCAATAAAAACGTAGACGATACTGTAAAAAAACAAACGCTATTAGCAGAAGTAAACGATAAAGCAGCAAAATCTATTGCCAACGAAAAAGCAAAATTGGCAGAACTTTTATTTATCGCTCAAAACGAAAATATACAAAAGTCTGCACGTATTAAAGCCATACAGGAGTTAAACAGAATTTCGCCAAAATATTTGGGCGATTTAACTTTAGAAAAAATTAACACAGATGAAGCTCGAAAAGCAATAGAGCTTTATAATATAGAACTTTTAAAATCTGCAAAAGTAAAGGCTGCACAAGCTAAATTGCAAGATTTGCAATCTAAAATAATTGATATTGAATTATCTAAAGAAAAAGCTTCTGTAGGTATTGCAAAAGGCCAATTATCTATACAGAATGATATTGGTTTGAGTTTGGCTCAAAAAAATAAATTGTTAGGTGCTACAACAAACGCTCAAGATTTAGGTGCAATTTTATCAACTAAAGAATTAGAAACTTTAAAGCAACAAGAACAGCAAATTTTAAAAATAATTGGTGCAAACCAAACATTAAATAAAGTTGTTTCTACTGGTGGTGGAGTTGTTGCACCAATTGCAGAGGGTAGAAAAAAAGCAACTGCATTAGATACTTCTGGTTTACAGCAAGGTTTAAATTTAGATTTAACATCACCATTAGAAACTGAGGCCGAAAAATTAGATTCTGTTTTAAACAGAATGCAAGGTTCTTTTATTAGTTTTTCTGAACAGGCAAGCCAAGTAGTATCAAGTATTGCTGTAGAAGTTTTAGCAGGTTTTGGCGAAATGATTGCAGGTTTAATTTCTGGCAATGTTTCTCTAGGTGATGTTGCAGGTGGTTTGTTAAGAACAATTGGTGGTTTGGCTACCCAATTAGGTAAAGCAGCAATAGAAATAGGTGTAGGTATGTTGGCTATTAAAGCAGCTTTTTCGAATCCTTTTACTGCAATTGCAGCAGGTGTTGCTTTGGTTGCAATTGGTGCTGTGATTTCTGCACAAGCAAACACAGCTTCTGGTAAAGATGCAGGTGCTTTTGCAGGTGGTGGAGTTATTGGTGGTTCTTCACCAATTGGTGATAAACTTTTTGCACGTGTAAATACTGGTGAAATGATTTTAAACCAAAAACAGCAAGGTAATTTAACGGGTATGTTAAACCCAGCAGGCTCAAACGTAAATGTTAGTTTGGGTGGTGGTCTTAAAATGAGTGGTAGAGATCTTATTTTTTTTATAGATGAAGAACGTAAAAAATTAACTAGAAGAAGATAATGCACAATATAACTGCACTAAATATAAAAATAGTAGATTCTTTTAACAATGATAAACCATTGTTAGAAGAAAAAACGCAGTTAGAAAACCCAACCTTTATAGTAAATGGTGCAGATAATAAGTTTGTAAATTTAATGACTACAGAATTGCATTTTAATCTTTTGGTAGCTACTAATAACGAGGGTGTTTTCTTTCATTTATTTACAGCAAGCCCAGTAAGATACAAGGTTATTTTAGAAGATTGTAGCGATTTAGATAATGTGGTTACAATTTGGTCTGGTACCTTGTTGCAAGAGCAATTTTCAGAGCCATTTGTGTATTCTAATTTCTTTGTAAACATTGTTGCAACAGATGGTATTGGTGTGTTAAAGGCCAATGAATTATCTGGCAATTATTATAAAGATAAGAAGTCGGTTTTAGATGTTATTTATAAATGTTTGCTTCAAACTGGTTTAAACTTGCCAATACTGTTTTCGCCAGCTGTAGAAAATGCAGGTTTTGAGTTAGATTATTTAGATTTAGAAGTAAATACCAGTAGTTATTTAGAAAATGATAAGCGTAAAAATACCTACGATATTTTAGTTGCGCTTTTAGAAAGCATTGGTTGCAGGTTATTTCAATATAACAATGAGTGGATAATTGTTGGTTTAAATAAAATTAACAATGCAGAAATTACATTTAATAAGTACGTTGCAGATAATTTGTTTTCGCTTCAACTTACAGAAACTGTTACTATAACAAGAAATATTATAAGCAAACGTTTTTTTGCAACGCCAACAATCGATGTTATTCCACCATTAAATAAAATGGAGGTTAATTGGTCTGCAGAATTTAAAGATTCTTTAATACCTGAAGATGCAGTAACGCATTTACCAGCAAATATTGATACGAACATTAACGATAGGCAAATACAATATTGGTCTTTAGAAACTGATAAGAATTTTGTGTTTAATATTTGGTTACTTCTTTTAGATCCTAATTTTGATTATAGTTCTTTAACTTTTAACTCGCTTTTTAATGGTTTTAAAGCAACACCAAATATTACAAAAGAAGATAATAATTTAGGACCATCAATATTTTTTAATGTAATAAATGATGTTATTGCATTTGAAGACTTACAAAATAACTTTGCATATTTAGATTCCTTTTTTATAGAAGGTTCTACAGATGTAGAAAGATTTGCTACGTTGCAAATAGAATTTAATTGCTTAGCTAAAATTGGTGTAGATGCACAGCAATTAATTACAGCTTTAGGTGATGAAGATGATGATGCAAAACCAAACCTATTTTTAAATCACTTTTATTTTGCTGTTACTTACAAAAAGTTTAAAAACCAACCTTTGGCAGATGAAGAGTTGTATTTATCAAACTTTACATCACCAGAAAACCCAACAGGCTTTTATGATTTTAAGTTATCTGTAGAAAATAAATCTTTAAAAGGAACCTTAAAAATTGAAAAGCTACTCTTATTAAAAACGGGTTACTATACGTTAAGAATTTACCCAGCAGTTACCAATAATTTATTATCTGGTTTGCAAATATTTAGTGTTTGTAATTTTAAAATTGATGGTTTAGATGGCGAAGTTTCTGTAGTGAATTCTATTAATTCAGCATTTACAACAACACACTCTTTAGATGTTTTTCATGGCGATAGCCAAACAGGTTTAAGTGATCGTAGTTTCTTGTTTTCAGATGCTTTAAACGCTACAGCTTTAAATGGTGGCTTAGTGCCTTTAGAGGTTGAATTATCAAAAGTTTTTTACAGTAATATACCAGCATATAGCAATGGTTTTTTGTGGTATAATTTTATTGTTTTTGGTTTAACAGATGATGAATTTAACAAAATACAAAATGGGTATGAATTATTTATTCAGATAGATGGTTTAGGCGCAAAAACACCTTTAAAACCTTTTACGTATTTTGTTATAGACTCGCCAGAGAATGGTGGTAAAGTTCTTGTGCAATACGATTATGCTGCTATACAAAGTGATGCTATTTATATTACTGCAACAGATAAATTGTTTATAAAAATTAATACCAATTCTTTAAACACGATAGATTATGCACAACATTGGTTAGGTAAATGGAAACGTTTTGGAGTAGATGAGAATATATCTTTTTTAGAGGCTTTAAATAGAATTTATTTAGGTTGTTTGTTTGAGTATAATTTAAAAGTTACAGGCGAATATTCTTGCTTATTAACGCCTTTTGATTTGGTAGATTTTAAGTATAAAGGAAACCGAAGATACACGCCCACAAACCTAACTTTAAACCTAACAGAAGGTAAAACGCAGGTTACTTTAATAGAAAGTAAGTATAATAATATTTCTTTAACCAATACTACAGTAATTGATATACCTGAAGAAGTAAACCCAAAAATTAGTATAGAAAGTACTGCAAATGCACCAGCTTTATTTGTTTTTAATTGGTCTGTAAATACAAATTATAGTTTTATAGATTTTGCAAATGTGCAAGCAATTATTAAAGCAGAGCAATTAACAGATAGTATTGCAAATGGTGGCGTTTTAACAGGTTTAGAAAAAACAGCAACCATTACAAGTGTTTCTGGTGTGCACGTTTTTACGTTTCCTGTAGCTACTATTGATGTAGAATTTGGCTGGTATAAAATATCTATAATACAAGATGGTATAGTAAGTAATATAGAATATGTGCATGTAGATTTTGTGCCTGCAAATGTAGTTACAGAAAAAATTATACTTACCAAAGAAAGTTTTCTAGATCTAAATTTTGGACCCGTAACTTATTTTATAGATTATGATGGTTTTGTACCAACTTCTGCAGAAGAGTATTTACAAAAATTTGATGTAAATACGCAAAGTGATATTGGTGCACCTGTAATTAATGTAATTGATATAAACGCAACCCAAAGAACAATTACGCTACCTACAAGTGGTGTTTATGAAGTGTTTGTAATTGCAAATGGCAAAACGTCTAACAAAATAGGGTATTAGGGTTAATTTATAGAATATGCAAAATAATACAATACATATCATTGGTTTTAAAGTAAGGCAAAATATTATTGCTGAATTACAAAACCCTGCAGAAAATGATACTTGGTTTTTTGGTAAAAATGATGATTTATTTTCAGATGATAAAGTTTTTTAAATATGAATAGAATTAATATTAACAATCCTGGGGATAGTGGGCCAATTGGTGGCGCAAAAATAAACGAAAACTTTGTAGAATTGGTTTCCGTTCTTTTTGGTGAAGAAATTTGGATTGGCAATGTGCAAGAAAATATTAGTACCAAGTTAATAGGTTTGCCAACCAATAATAAAAAATCTTTCTTAGATGCTATTAAAGAAATTAATGCAGCAGCTAAAGTGATTGACGATAGTAAATCTGCATCAACTTTTAAAACATATTCTATTGATAAGATATTGCTTTTGTTGGGTGCAAAGGCTTTGTTAAATGGTTCTATTTTGCAAGTTTTTAATGTTGCAGATGCTACAGATAATGATCATGCAGTAAATAAAAGGGTTTTAGATCAGGCTATTTTCGACTTATTAGATTCATCACCAGAAACTTTAAATACTTTAAGTGAATTGGCAGCTGCTTTGGGTGATGATCCAAATTTTGCAACAACTGTATCTACAGCATTAGGCAATAGGCTTAGAGTAGATATTGATAACCAAAACTTAACAGCAGTTCAAAAAACAAATGCGTTAAAAAATATAGGTATAGAACACGTTTTAATCCAAAACGCAAAAACAATAAAAGCAACAGGAAACACAGATTTAGCAAATTTTGAAGATAATGATTTATTTGAATTACATAACCAAGATGGCTTTTTTGCAGGCAAAATAATTGATGCAACAGTAGCAATATTTTTATCTACAGATTTATTTACAAAATCAAAAATTAGTTTATCAATTAGAAACCCATACTAAAATGGCAATAGTAATATTAATAATTTGGAACATCATTTTAACAGTAAAACTGTTCAGTAATAAAATAACATCAAAAGAAATTGATGGTGTAATAATAGTAAAATTTAAAAACAAAATAATCTATAAAACCAAGTAAAATGAAAAAAATAATATTAGTACTACTCTTTTTAATGAGTGTTAATTTATACGCTCAAAAACCAATTGTAGAAAGAATTGCATTTGAAGAATACACAACTGCTGAGAGAGATTTACTAACTCCTTTAACAGGGTTTGCAACCTTAATTTACAACAAAACAACAGAACGTTTTGAAACTTACAATGGCACAAGTTGGGAAACACTTTTAAAGCCTTTGGATTTAACTGATTATGCTACTCAATTATGGGTATCAAATCAAAGCTATTTAGTTGCTTCGGATATTTCTGGTAAGGCTAATTTAAGTGGTGGGAATACTATTAGTGGAGAACAAATATTTTTAAACGATAGAGTTATAATAGAAACAGATGATACATCTTTTGCGGGGTATATGTTTAGAGACAATTCTGGAAATAATAATTATGGATATGTAGGTAGAAATCCAGGAGGAACAGGGCAAAATAATAATAAAAAAGGAATTTATTTAGCAAACATAAATAATAATGGTATTTTTATTCAAGACACTAACCCAGTTAATCCAAATAGTGATGGGTCTATTTTCCATAAAACTACTTTTTCTCAATTTGAAATGTGGGATGCAAGAAACCATAGAGCTGGCATTGAGTTTCTAACACCAACAGGCAATGGCTCACAACTTACAGGATTAAGTGCAACTAACATAACAACAGGAACTTTAGCAGATGCTAGGTTGAGTGGTAATGTGGCTAGGTTAAATGGCACTAATAACCAAAATTTTGGTAGTGGTACTGCTTCTTTTGGGGGTGATGCTACAATTAATGGAATTACATTTGGTAAAGGCGGAGGAAATATAAATACAAACACTGCAAACGGATATTTTAGTTTATTCTCGAACACAACAGGAAGCAATAACACTGCAAATGGTT